TGGAAAGATCTTTTGAAAAAAGACCCGGATTTGAAATAATAAACCAAAGTGGATTTACTGGTAATATTTCAGATTGGAATTCAATTCCAAATGCACAAAGATTAGATTTATTTGGTCTTTCCCACTCATCAGCTACAACCAAAGATTATTGGTTTTATTGGTTTAATTTAAACGATGAAAATAGATTCCTTGTTGTTGTTGACTATAAAGCAACAGGAGCAAATGATGTTATTCTTAGAATTTTTAAATTAAATACAGATGGAACTTGGTCAGATCAAACTGAATATACAAACTCACCAACTAATACTCAACAGGGAACTTCAATAATTAGTGCTAATACTAGAGCATATATTACTTATGGAAATGCTACAAATAATGCCAAAGATGTTCTTAAAGCAACAACAATAGGTTCTAGTATTGTTATTTTAAATACTTTAGTTAAAGCTGGTTTTACTAGCGGACCTAATGGGTTTTTATACAATCTTGATGGTACTGAATCAGCATCACCAGATACCAAAGGACCACAAATTACTTACTACTCTTCTGCTAGATATACAAAGGGGTCTGATTCAAAGTGGTATCTAAATACACTATCTGGAGACTCAAGAACTATAACATTTACTTCAACATTTATTGTTGGTAGAGCTGTTACATTAAATACAGCACCAACTCTTCCAACACCGCTAACACATACAGTTTCTTCTACTAATTTCAACCCATCACCACAAAATAAATTTTATATTATTAAAAATTCAACTAATTGGGCTGTTTTAGATAACTGGAAATCAGGTGGAACTAGCTATACTGTTGATTATGTATTTCCGGGATCTACATTTACAACAGGAGATTCTGTAACTGTTTATTCTGGATATATGCCAGAAGTTGAAGATTTTATTTGGCATGAGACTAGTGAACCTTGGTTTGGTCAATCAATGATCGACTTTAGTGAAATTAGATTCCCACCAGAGCAAGCAGAAGTAGTTGGAAACAATGGATTAGTATTTGGTGGAACTATATTAAATCAATCAGCAAAAAACGCTTTAGATGCTATTTATGGAACAAGTTCTGGTAATGGTAAAATTTATTTTACATCTTCTCCATATTTAAATTTTACTAGTGGTTATTATCGTATTGTAAACTCATCAAGCAAACCATATACTCAAAAAGTTCGTAGTCCAGATCTTTATTCTGTTATTGATGAACGAAGAATGCCACAAAAAATTACCTTTAATGCATCTGCTCCAACATATAAATGGACTGCTAATTCTATTTCGTGGCAACCAAGAACTTCTGGTGATAGATATTCTAATTCTGGTCCAAGTATATTCTTAAATGACACTAAGACAGCACCAAGGCAGGTAGCAATAAAAGCACTTTCTACATTTAGAGATAGACTTTATTTTGCTGCTGAGGATGTTGTTTTTACAAGTCAGTTGGGTGTGTATGAAGATTTATTCTTAAACGATCCAAGCAATATTGTATCAACAGACCCAATTGATATTAGAGCATCTTCTAACTCATTTACAGAAATTTCATCACTAACACCATTTAATGCTTATCTATTTATAAATACTTTGGGTAGTGTACAATATGAACTAAAAGGATCACAAAACCAAATTACACCACTAACAGCAGAAATATCACCAACAGCCTTTTATTCAACAGCTAAATTTACAGAACCACAATTACTTGGTTCTTTGATTTACTTCTTTGACAAGTCTAAACTATACTTATATCTTAGCTCAGAATCCTCAGATTTAGCTATTGCACAAGAATTAACTGTTACTTGTCCAAACTATTTACCAACAACATATAGAAGTATTTGTACAGCTCCAGCACAAAACTATATTGCTTGTGCTGACAATACTAACCAAAACTATCTATATTTCCATGCATCAAGATTTGCTGGAGATAGAAACTTACAAAATGCTTTCTTTAGATATGTTTTAAACTCATCAGAAAAAATAATGTCAATTCAAAGCTTTGATGATTATTTGTATTCTGTAGTTAAAATACCAACAACATCTGCAACTACATCTGGCGGTACTCCAACAAATATTGGCGATACTCCAGCAGGAGCTGCTTCTGTAACAGATAGATATTATCTAATGAGAACATACATGAGAGAAGAATCTCCAAGTATACCAAGATTAGATAGATTAATAAATATTAAACTATATGATAATAATTCTGATTATGATTTTTCTTCTAATGAAACAAAAATTAGAATACCCATATCATTCCCATACCAAAATGTAGAATCGTATCAGCTAATTACAGACTCTACTTGGTCTTCAGATCCAAGTGGATCTCCGGCTATTTCATCAGATAGAGTATATGAAATTGCTTCACCAAAAGCATATACTATAAAAGATGGTTATCTTGAAATGGTGTTTGATGGTAGATTTGTTCCAACAACACAATCATCACCAACATCTACTATTACAATAGATTATGGTGTTAATAAAAGAATATATCTTGGTATTAAGTTTAACATGGAAGTTGAGTTGTCTGAGCAATTTATAAGAGATCAAAATAACAATGTTATTGATGGTGTTTTAAATCTTAGAACAATTACAACACGACATAAAAATACTGGTAACTATGATATAGAAATTTCAAACAGAGGTAGAACCCCTGTTATTTCATCTTATACCAATCAACAACCAAATAATAATCAAGATCCCCTAAACCTTGAAAACTGGGTTTCTGAGGGAGAGTTTGTTTCTAATATTTTAGGGTTTTCTGACCATGTAAATATTAAGATTACATCAGATTATCCAACTCCTGTTAACATTGTAAACATGGAGCTAAAGGGTAAGTTTATTCAAAAATACTCATCTCTTTCAAAATAATAGGAGTTTATAATGTCTTATACTAATACACCAGTTACAACAAGCGTAAGCGGATCTTGGAATGGAACATCCATAAGTTATTCATCTATTGCTTTAATTGATGGAATTCCACACAACGCTCAACTAGAAGTAGAAAGAGTTTTTACAACAACAAGAGACTCATTACCAATTACAAATTTTTTAAATAATCCACTATTTACGGCTAAAGATAAACGAGAGGTATTTGTAATTCCTAATTCAAGAATTACTTTTAATGAAACAAGTAAAACAATTACAGCAATTGATTTACCAAATATTGGAAATGTTTATAACTACGATCCAGTAGATGCAGGTGTTAGTGATGTTCAGGTTCCGCAAATTGCAGTATCACAAACACTAAAGATTCGAAGAAAATCTGTTAGTAATTCACCACTAGTAACTTGGTCTGCTGGTAATAAACTAACAAGCAACCAATTAAACTTAGAAACAACTCAATTACTTTATTTAACACAAGAATTAATTGATAAAGTAACAACAGAAACAACGGTATCAAATATTGCAATTGGAGATATTCCTGATAATGCAGTTACTCCAGCAAAATTATCTGCTGGTGGGCCAAGCTGGAACAGTAGTGGAGATTTCTTTGTAGATACTGATACTCTATATGTTGATGAATCTACAGATAGAGTTGGTATAAACACCTTGACACCAACTACAGCATTAGATGTTGTGGGTACTGTAAAAGCCACAGCGTTTTCTGGACCATTAACCGGAAATGTAACTGGAGATGTAACTGGAACTATTCAAACAGCAGCACAACCAAATATTACTAGTCTTGGTACACTATCTTCAGCAACTATTTCTGGAAATCTAACTGTAGATACAAATACTTTATTTGTTGATTCTTCAAACAATAGAGTTGGTATAGGAACAACATCTCCAACTACAGCATTACAAGTAAACGGAACAATTAAAAACACAAATCCAGCTTTTAATGCAAGACCCGCTGTTGGAAGAAGTACTGTTGGAGTTATTGTATTTGATACCGAAACTTTAGATACAAATAACAACTATAATACATCAACTGGTGTTTTTACTGCTCCAGTAGATGGTGTATACTTCTTTAGTGGAAATATTCTTGCTTATTATGGTGCTGCCGCTCCAAGAGATAGAGCATTTTGGCGTTTTAGGAGAAATGGTAGTGCAATTGGTACACAACACTTTACTCCAAACAGTACTAATGTAGCTGGTCAATATGTAACAGTTAGTGGTTCTATTATAGTGTCATTAAACGCTGGCGACACGGTAGATATGTTTTTGGAGGGTGGAGAAGTTTATAACGATTACGGTAATTTTTGTGGGTATCTTGTTGGATAAAGGAATATCAAAATGCAGGAAAATCAACTATCAGTTTATGTTGCTTTAATGCAACTTGCTATTCTAACAATTGGAGTCGTTACTGTTATTCTAAAAATGGGAAAACGAGATGCTATGATTGATCGTAGCATGGACGAATTGTTGGTTCTAAAAGAAATTACTAAGGATCTTGTTAAAACAGATATTGAACAAGGTAAGAGTATTATTACAATTATTGGTGAACTAAAAGAACTAAGACATCGTATAGAAACACTAGAAAGATATCAACATGATTAAATTTTTTGTTGTATTTATATTATTACTTTGTAGTTGTTCTTCAGTAAACCAAATATCTACTAGTAATCATGTAGTACAAGAAAATGCTATTCAAATATTAAATACTCAAGATATTAATATAGCACATAAACATGCATCTATAATTCTTAAAGAAACAAAAGACATTGCTTCTGCTATTAGTGGGGTAAAGGATGTAACTCCTTGGTGGGCTAATTTAATGCAATATGGATTTGTTGCTATTATTGGAATTGCTATTGTAGTAATATTATGGCAAACAGGAATAGGACAAGCTATACGAGTAGCTATTGGGTGGATACCAAGTAATAAAAGAAAAGAAGCCAGTCTTGCTAAGTCTGTATTGGATGATAATAAACCAGAAAACATAAGAGAACTCATTGCGGCCAAACGACTAAGTGATCCAGAATTTGATGCTGCATGGAGAAAGGATAACAAATGATTAAAACTTCAGTTACAAGCACACTAAAAACAGAAAAACTACCGCTAACTTTACTACAAAAGGGTTCATCACATTTAACATCAATTACTACAGCCCTTTCTAATAAAGTTGTAACAGCTGCAAATACAATGCCAGCAACATCAACTGGTGGTGCATTTTATGCAATGCCTGATGAAAATAACTTTGTAAAAATAATACCATACGCAAACTCAGCAGCTAATACACTAGTTATGAGAGTTACTGGTTGGTCAAGAAGTAGTGCTGGTGGGTATTGGATACCACATTTATTATTTTATGGAACACTAGCATCTGTTGGCTCTAGTACTACAACATCATTCCCAGAAAATACAAATACCACAGCATTGGCTCCAGTTTTAACTATAACTGGTACAGAACCAACCTTTGCGGCAACCGCTCCAACTCATAGATATGCTGCTTATACATCATCAAACGCACCATCTGGAGCTTGTGTAATACTAGATACTATGGGTTGTTCTTTAATTGAAGTAGAATTTAAAACTACAACAAATACAAACACTTGTAACGCATTTATTGGAAGTATTTCAATCTATTAAGGATAAACAATGCCCGGAAAAAGACCTATAGATATTGGACAACACTCTTCAGATAGAACAATTCAAAAAGGTTCTCTTACTGGAACCATACCTCCACACATTGCTCTTAGGTCTGATACATTAAATAAATTTGGTAAAACAAGTTCATTCCAATTAACAGAAGTTATTACAGATGAAACCGGAACAGAAAACTTAGTATTTGCTGATTCTCCTTATTTAGTAGATCCATATTTAACACAAAAACAATATATCAACAAAAAGGGGACAAGTAGATTAATAAGTTTTGAAAAAAGATTAACAGATGCTGGACTACAAACATTAAGTTTATTTCCATCTCCACAACAAACAACCATTATTCCAGTTAATGCATTTTATAGTATTATAGATTTAACTATTTTAATCGAACTTTCAAATAGTGGTGTTAGTGTTGGTGGTATATATCCAACGCCAGAAGATCAAATTATTTCTAAAAAAGCTATTAAAATGTTTAGTTTAGCTGATTTTATTAATGAAACCGTAACATATAATCAGTACTGTACTTTACAAATAGATCAAAATCCGGGATCTCCGTTTACATTTGGTGCATTAGATTTAACTTGGGATTCTTTTGTTGATTGTCCTAAATTAACAGTAAATCAACCAGATACACAAATTACTTATTATAAAGTATTTGGAACCTGCGTATTTACATCTTATCCAGACCTACCCGGACTTGCTGGAGGATCTTAATAATGCCTATTAAAAAATTTAACTCAAAAGATGGTTATTCAATTAACGATCCACCAGTAGATTTAATTGATAATGCTGGTAATTACAATACAACAACAGGAAATATAACAGCCGTTAATGGAACATTTACTGGAGATGTTTCTGCCGTTCATTTTAATGGTGACTTTATAGGAGAACTACAAGTAGAGTGTAAAAACACAAGTGGATCTATTATTCTTAAAGGAACCCCTGTTTACATTACAGGAACGGTAGGTGCTACAAATGTTATTGAAGTATCTCCATCAAACGCCGGTAATTCAGCAACAATGCCAGCTGTTGGTTTAACAACAGAACAAATTGCAATTAATGGAACTGGTCATGTTACACTAATCGGTATTGTTCAGGGAATGAATACAAATAGCTATATCGTAGGACAAACCTTATATGTAGCTGTTGGCGGTGGTCTTACAAATGTTAAACCAACAGGTGCTACTGAACTTATTCAAAATATTGGTAAGGTTGGTAGAGTAAATACAAATAATGGTGAAATTATTGTAACTGGACCCGGAAGAACTAACGATGTTCCAAATACTATTTCAATACCCGGAGCATTGACAGTAGGTGGTAATTTAACTGTTAATGGAACCACTACTACAATTAACTCAACTATTACAACTCTTGATGATCCAATTATAACTTTGGGTGGTGATACCGCACCAACAGTAGATGATAATAAAGATAGAGGAATTGAGTATAGATGGCATAACGGAACCACATCAAAATTAGGATTCTTTGGTTTTGATGATAGTACTGGTAAATTTACTTTTATACCTGATGCAACAAATACAAATGAAGTATTTTCTGGTGCACTTGGAACTATAGATGTTAATTCTGTACATATAAACGGATCTCAAATAGCAGCATCTAATTTAAGTAACGGAACAACAGGAACCGGGGCTATTGTTTTACAAACATCTCCATCATTTATAGCTTCAGTAACAACTAGTAGCACTTCTTTAGATGTTTTTGATACAACAGCAACAACCGTAAATGCATTCGGTGCAGCAACAACTCTTAATCTAGGACAAGATGCATCATCAGGTACTACAACTACAAATATAAATGTTAAAGATGGTGGAACTTCTACTGTAAATATTGCCACAGGTTCAGCTGGAACACGAACAATTAATTTAGCAACAGGAAATACAGCAGGATCAAATAGAACTATTAATTTTATTAACTCAATTAAAAATAATATTACCAGTAATAATATTGACTTTGATGAAGTTAGTTTTTTAAATTCTATTGATACAAATACTGGATATGGGCAAGTTAATATACTTGCTAATGCTACTGGTTCTGCTTTGTATGATTTAAACTATGTTAATATTGGAACAATTGATGTAACACAGGTTTATTTAGCTGGTGGTATACAAGTATCTAGTAATAGTGGTTTAGATGTTTTTAGAGATAGTTTTAATAAAGATCATATTATTATATTACCAAGAAATGGCGGTACTTTTATTCGTAGCGTAACTATTACAAATGAAGTTTTAACTGCTAATAGAACATTTACACTTCCAAATGTTAATGGAACAGCTATTACAACTGGTAATCTTTCAAGTATTACTTCTACTGGAACACTTAGTTCACTTAGTGTTTCTGGATCTTTAACAGCATCCAGCGGTATAACTTTTTCAGATGGAACCACACAAATAACAAGGACACCAGATTTCTTATTATTTAGTGTGGGAATTATTTAAGGAGATACTATGGCTACTTCAGCACAATATACAGCACAACCAATCTTAGAACATGTTCAAATATCAACAGCAAATACTAATAGAGATGGAACTGGTACTATGGGAACTATTTGTACTGGTCCTAATACAACAGCTGGAGCTGGTGTTGGTAAAAGAATTTTTAGAATTATAGTACAAGCAACAGTAACAACTACTGCTGGTGTTGTTAGATTTTTTATTTCAACAGATAATGGAACAACAAAAAGAATGATATGTGAAAAAATAGTTCCAGCCATTACACCAAGTACAACCATTCCTGCTTGGAGAGTAGAAGTTCCAGAACTGGTTGGGTTAATAATACCCGGTGGTACTGGAAATATTTTATATGCGTCTACAAATAATGCAGAAACATTTAATATTCTTTGTGAATCAGGTACACTATGAATAATGGATTTTACGGGTTTCCAACTGGTCAAACTATATCAGCAGTAACACTTACAAACCCAATTCTTGCTGATATAATGAATACCAACAACGGTACTTCTAGAACAGTAAGATATATGAATTTTGGGTTTGGTAATTATGCTGGTAGTAGTACAACTATGACTAAAGATCGTTTATATTTAGTTTCACATTGGATACCAAGACCCTGCTTATTGACTACTATTACTTGTGGTGTTATATTACCAACCGTTTCTGGAAACGCTTATTTTGGTTTATATACTAGCGATCCAACTACTGGATTTCCAGATACTTGTATATTTTCATCAGGAAGTATTGCAACTGCTACTGGATATAATCAATTTGGTCCTTCTTGTAATATTAGTATAGATATACCGGGATGGTATTGGGGGGCTGTTGTATTTGATGCAAATGTTAATGGAATACAAAGTTATTCTCAAAACCCAATAAATCTATTACCATCATCATCATTTATTGCAAATTACCAAGGAAGTGGTTTATATTGTTCACATACTTTTGGTCCTGTTCCACCATCATTATCCTCAACAAAACTTACATTAGATGAAGGAAGATTGGGACCAAAACAAGAGTATACTATGATTTCTAGAAATCCAAGAAATCCAGTTCAAAGAGGTTAATATGCAAATAGAAGCAATATATATTTACGACGGTAATGGAAATGTAACAATTACTGATGAACGAGTTTTTTCTGATTGTAAAGAATTTGCATTACAACAATTACGAAAACAAGCAATGGAAAAAATTTTAGAAGTTGCTCCTGAATTTAAACAAAGAAATGCCGCATTGGGTCTTTTGTCTGAAGAAGAAACAAATATACTTAAATTAAATATTCAAAATATTAGAAATCTTAGTAATCAAAAAGAAAATGAAATACTAGGAATTGTTTGGGACGGTACTGAAGAAACTCGTTCTAGTGCTTGTGATTTAGTTTTATCAATAATTTTATAAGGAGAATAACTATGGAATCATTTTTAGGAAGTATTTGGTTTGGTCTATTTATGGGTGTACTTGGCTATGTTGCTGGTCACATCGTAAGTGTCGATAAAATCAAGGGTTGGATTAGGGGTTAATATGTCCGATAATAAGGATCTCATTAAACGCCTTAACGACCGTTTATTGAGCCAGCTCCTTCTAGACCTAGATGACCCCACCCGATGCACTCCGGGGCTTTATACGGTCATTAGGGGGCTTATAAACGACAATAGAGAGATGCTTGATGGTATCTCCGCAAATGCCTTGGACGAACTAGAAGCTAAGATGGCTTCCAAGGCTCCATTCCGATTCAAAGCGTCCGCTGGATAATGCGGACTTCGCTACCTTTGGGGGTCTACTAGGGAACACCTAGTAGATCCTATTAGTCCGATAATAGTAGAAGTTTAAGTTCCTCTTTTTGGAGGTTGTATGAACGCACCACAAGAAATGGTTGAAGATTTTAGAAATCACTTATGGGCTTGTTTTAAATATCTTGGATTGGGTGAACCAACCCCACTACAATACGCAATGGCAGAAACCATGCAATATGGACCAAGAGATTTTCAATTACAGGCTGGTCGTGGTGCTGGTAAATCAGTAATCAATGCTTGCTATGCTAGTTGGAGATTATTAACAAATCCAGATAGAACAATCATGGTTATTTCAGCAACATCCGATAGGGCAATTAAATTTATCGGACAAGTAAGAAAAATCCTTGATGTTGTTCCTTATTGTGAACATCTTAAACCAAAAGAGTTTGATAAAGATAATGCATTTGGTTTTAATGTCGGAGCAAGAAAAGTATTCGGTCAAGATCTTTCATGTTATGCAAAAGGTATTACTGGTCAAATAACTGGTAGCCACGCCGATGATATTATTGCAGACGATGTTGAGATTGAAGAAAACGCAGATAGTCCATCGGCTAGAGAAAAACTTTTAAATAAACTAGCAGAGTTAGAACAAATTAGAAACAATACACCAGATGGTTGTATTCGCATTCTTGGTACTTTTCAATCAACCGACAGTATCTATATTAAATTATCTAATGCTTATCCTATTATTAAATTTCCTGCGGTTATTCCAAATCCAGATATTCCCGGTGAAATAGATAATTGTGCTGACTATATCCTAAAGTTGGGCCTAGAAGTAGGAGAATCAACACAACCAGAAAGATTCCCTATAGAAGTCCTTAAGTCTAGAGAGGCTAAGATTGGACCTAGGTTATTCTCTTTACACTACAAATTAGATCCTACTCTTAGCGATAGAGCTAAGTATCCCCTTAAGTTAGAAGATTTAATTGTAATTGATGTTAATCCTGAGTTATTCCCAGAAAAAATTATTTGGGAAAAGCGTACAGTAAAAAAAATAGAATCACATGGTATTAGTGGAGATCTTCTTTATGAACCACAATGGATTAGTCCTAACTTTGTACCGTATATGCAAACTGTTATGTTTGTTGACCCAAGTGGTCGTGGTTCAGACGAAACAGCTATTTGCATTGCATCATTTGTCAATGGCTATGTCGTTATACATGAATTGCTTGGTCTTCAGGGAGGATACGAAGAAGCATTATTAAGGAAGATTGCTAAATTAGCGTATCAATACGAAATTAATTTAATTAGGGTTGAAGCTAACTTCGGTGATGCCATGTATTGTAATCTTCTCAGACCAGTCGTATCAGAAGTTTGTGGTCAAGTAGCTATTGAAGATTTTAAGGTATCTGGTGGAAAAGAAGGTAGAATTATTAGAACACTAGAGCCAATTATGGCAGTACATAAATTAATATTCAACACTAAAGCTATTAAAGATCCTGAAAATCAAAAACAAATTACAAGAATAACAGATCGTCGTGGAAGTCTTAAACACGATGACCGTGTAGATATTCTTGCTAGTGCTGTTGCCTATTGGCAAGATTCATTATCTATTGATGCTGATTCTCAAATTGAAAAAAATAAACAAGAAGAGTATAAGCAACAATTAAAAGAGTGGATGAGTAATAAAAGAGCTTTAGGTCTTCTTGGTGAAAGAATAAGTGGTGCTATTTTATTAAATGGTAGTGATCAATATATGAAAAAAGTTTTTAAACCAGTCGTTAAAAAGAGATTTAAAACATGAGTTTTTGTGTTGTAACAGGAGTTGGACCCAGAACTGGAACTTCTTTTGTAATGCAAAAAGCTAGAGAAGTTGGATTACCAATTAGTGGAGAAATGTTTATTGATGGGGTAACTATTAATAAACATAATCCAAATGGGTATTGGGATATAAATCCATTTCACTTTCCAACTTTACTTCAATCAAATAAACTTGATAATACTGTTGTAAAGGTTTGGCCTACAGTACTTCAATTTATAGATATTTCAAAAATTAAATGTATTGTGGTATTAGAAAGAAAAAATAAAGAAGAACAGATTTCCAGTATTTTAAAAGTTTTAAACGATGAATTAACACTACCTATTAATCAAATATTTTATGATCAAAAAACACCTATTGAGTTAATAGAAGAATCAAATAATATATTAAACTATTATCTAAAACCAGATATTAATTTTATTAAGGTTTATACTGAAGATTTAGATAGTAGTATAAAAAATATTTTGGACTTTTTAGAAAGAGGTCTATCATGCCAGCAGTAATTTTAGGAATGGGTGGATTAGCTATGGGTGCTTCATTGCTACAGGGTTTGGGAGCATCAAGCCAAGCACAAGCACAAGCAAAACAACAGCAGATGGCTGCTGAAAACGCAAACTTTCAAAGACAATGGCAGGTAGATGCAAACAACCGAGCAATTGAAAAAGCAAATCTAGCAAGAGCTTTAAATAATATGGCTATTGAGAGAACTGCTTTAAACGAAAGAGCCATTGCAGAAGTCTATCAAAAAATGGGATATGATAATGCAAAAAGCCAATATAGTAAACAAACCAATCAAGTTAACTCAGCTTTACTATCTAGCATTTCTGGTAGAAATATTTCAGCATCTTCTGGAACAGCAAGAGCTTTATTAAGACAAAATCTTTTTAATGCTACTGCTAATATGGCAAACTTAAGAATATCAAATACAAATAAAATGCGTGATATTGCCACCGTATATCAGAACAGACTTGCACAAAGAGATTTTAATTTCCAAGAATTTAATACATTTATTCCCGGAGATACAAGTACTGTTAGCGGTGCTCCTATGGGTGCGATTATTGGATCTGCTGCTCTTAGTGGCATTGGATCCGGTCTTTCTGCTGGACTATCTTATGGTGCTCAAGGTAAAGGATTATTTGCAACATGAAACCTGAACTTTTAAACCAACTTCAACAAATAGCAACGGGATCTGTTTATTCTGGAAAACAAAATTATCAAGATATTTCCAAAATTAGAGAATCAAAGCTAAAAGATAAACTTAAAAAAATAGAATCTGAAATTAAGGAAATGTATCCCAAAGATAAAGATAAATTCTTTAGAACTTGGGTACAGGCTACTAAAGATTTTCCAATGCCTACAGAAGAATTTAAAGAATTCTATTGGAAAAAGTATCTTGAACTAAATCCAGAAAAAACCGAAAAAGCTAAAAAAGATTTATTAAATAAAACCTTAATGGAATTAAGTTCTTTTGAAACAACAACACAAAAAGAACATTTCTTAAGAGATAAAGTTTCAAGAATGCCTAATTGGTTAATTAATGAAGTAAAAGACGATCTTCAAAACTATTCAACCAAAAACTCAGATACAAATCTAAACAAAGCCAAACAAGTTTATAAAGATAATCTTGCAAGACGGCTGAATAATTTGTCTGATAGAGAATTAGATCCAGATGTTTCTGAAGAAGCTCATATTGACGATCTTCTTAAACTAGAAAAAATGAATCTAATGGATGTATCTGAAGCATTTAATGGTAGATT